GCTGCTGCTGTTTCTGCATCTCCATTTGAAGATGCTGCTGCAACTTCTTGATTTCGTTGTTCAGGGTGTTCAGCGACTTGGCAAATTCCTTCATCTTCGGCTCATTGCCGGTGTCGCCCTGCATTCCCTGGATGAGTTTGCCGATGGTCTGGGCTGCGTTTTGAAGGCCAATCAGTTCTTCAGGTTTCGGGATTTTGGTCGTGGATTCGATTTTCACGACGTAGCGCACGGCGAGATCAAGCAGGGTTTGAATCTGTTCGATGGGATTGAGTCCTTCGGGCACGATGTAGGGCATCCCCATCATCAAAGACGGGAACGCGGCGGCGGCGGCGGATGCAGCGGTTGAAACCTTCTTTGCGCTGGTCTTGAACCAGCGGCGGGCGCGGGTTGCGCCAATCATGCTCACGGCGGCGTCATGCGTCATTTCCTGCTGCGATGAAGGATCGGCAAGCGGTCGCAATTGCATTGCGCTTTGAGACTCAACCATTGCCATTGTCGGATTTCCGTTGCCAAGCGGGGTCGTCACCTCTATGCGCCACTTTTTCACGTCCAGCCATTCAACGGGGATTCCCGCTTTCTTGCACTGCGATTGAAAAGCAATGGCGTCTGGGTCGTCAGTCGGGGTGAGACAAAATCGGCGGCAGATTTCACGGTAGGCAAACTTCTCATAGATTGCGGCAGTCAGCATCAAGCCGGAAAGCATGGCATTGTTCTGTTGAACCTTCACACCGGTTTCAAAGGCGGTCTGTTCGCGGGCAGTCCCGTTGTCAATGCTCTGTGTGTAGGCGGTTGCCGCCTCGCCTTGAAGTTGTTTGGTTTGCGCCAGAACGCCTTCAACGAGATTTGGGTCAACCTGATGCCGCTCGGCGGCGGGCACGATTGAAACTCCAGGCTTTACAACGCCGAGATTTTGAAAGGTCTGAACCATTGCGCGGGCGCGGTCAACCGGATCGGATATGCGGAGCAAAATGTTGAACTGGTCAAGCGTGTGCTGGAGCAGCCGGCAGCGCGTGAAGTCCGTCCAATAGCACGGCTCATAAAGGGCAAAGCCCAAAGAGCGGACGGAATGAAAAAGGAACGGCGCTTTATTGTTCAAGTCGCCGAACTGGACGTGAAGTATTTGACGCCAGTTGTCAGCCACGGCGCTGTCGCTCTGGCAGATGAACGTGTCGCTCGTTTCAACCGTGACGCCGGAAGTGGTGTTTTCCGGCACAACTTTCAAATACCATTTTCCGTCATCATCTTGATGATAGAAATGCCACAGATTGATTGTCGGCATGGCATCGCCCGACCAAAATCCGCCGTTCTGTTTTCTCAATTCCTCAAACTTTTCAGGAACCGTGTCGAAGTCATAGTTGTTTTCGGCCATGACCGCCTTGCATTCGTCAACATTTTTCAGGATGTCGGCGACGGCTGGCTTGTCCCATGTGAACCTTCCCTGGGCCTTTGAAAAAGCCTTGCGCGACAATTCACCGGGCGTGTAGGAAATTCGGACGGCAAACCACGTTAGATTTCGGAAGCTGATTTCCGTGTCGGTCGGGATTCTCAAATCCTCAATGGCAACATATCGCGGCAACCACGATTTGGGGTCTTCCCACAACATCGGCCCGATGCCGTGGCAAACCACCGCCGCCCAGCGCGAGCGATGGAGTTCAAAATACTCCAGGGCGCAGTCGCCCTCCTTCATCTTGTCATTGATGGTGTCCGTGATGGTGCCTTCCCATTCAGCCCGGACATTTTCCGGGGCTTTTGGGATTGAAACTGTGAAGAACGTCAGCGGCGACATGAAGTTGGTGATGTATTGGCGGCGGGCATGAGACAGCGCGCTCATCATCTCACCCCAGCGATTGTAAATCTTCATGCCGATTTTCTTCGCCTCGGCCTCGTCAAGAATCGGATCGTTGTTCGCGGCGCGGTTTATCAGCACACGATTTCTGCCGCGTTCGGCCTCGTTCTCGTCACCGCTTTGAATCGTTTCAAGAACCTTTTGGGGCGTAGTCCAACTGCCTTCTTTCGTTTTGTTTTTTGCGCTCATAAAATCAGGGGTTCACAGGCGTTCCACAAGTCGGGCAGTCCGCTTTGAAGAACGGATGGCTGGCGCGGGCTTCTGCAAAGGTTGAATCAATTTCGCGGCAGTATTGGGGGTTGTTGTCAAGCTGCCCGCAGATGTAGGTGTCAACGTCCTCAAGCGATTCACCAAGACTGGCACGGCGAAGATTGTTTCCGATGCGGAAATTGGACACAGCCTTCGCCACGTCCTCGATGGACGGATTTTGTTTGAAACGGTGATGGACTTCATTAGTTTGCACATAATGATAACTGCCCGGCGGGGCTGAATTGTAAGATTTCAGTATCCACATGGTTAATGTTTTAACAGGCACGCATTGACTGCATCATTCCATGCCTTCGCCTCTTTGTCAATGAAATCCTCATCGTCCGGGTTGGCGGGTTTGACATCCCGGCCAATGCGTTCAATCTTGAATCCAAGCCGGCGAGCGCCTTCGACGGCAATCGCCAAATAATCAAAAAGGTCGGGTGATTTCTTCACTCGATCCTTCATGTCATCCTTGCTTTCGACCTCTACTTTGTTTCCCATGACGATTTTGAACAAACGCAACTGGCCTTCCTGCGCTACGTTCAATGGAAGATTTCGCAGTTGGTTGGACTCAATCGCCTCCCTGACACTAAACCACATCTCGGTCACAAATTTGGAATAGTGTTCCTTGCAGGTTTTCAGCCGCTTCATGCCATTCTTTTCGTCAACGAACAAATCGAAACGGACTGGCCGGTCAGTTGTGGGCGAGCCGGAGTCAACCGGGATGGGGCAGTTGAATCCGAAATACTTGGCGAACGAATTTCCCAAAGTCCCGCGACCAAAAGAGTCATAGAAGAAGTTTTCGGGCGGGATGCCGAGTTGCTTGTGCTTGTTGAACACATATTCCGCAATTTGATCCTCCGGTTCCAAGCCGCAGTTTAATCGGATGGGAATTATTTCAGGAGTCCCCACGGCAAAAATAATGTTTCCATCCTTGTCCTCGCCAAACTCGCACTCGCCGCCAACGCACCTGTCGCCGCCGCCGTATGCTGGGTCTGTGGAATACAGCCTTGTCCGTGTCGTTCCTTTCCAAATGGCGGAATCAAAAGCCTTGTGACGCTCGCAAAGCCCGATGGTGATGACGCGGTTGGAAACCATTCCGCGTGACGGCTTCCCGATGCCCTGCTGATAGACTTGCCACGAATCCGAGCCGTAGGTGTCAATCAGGCTTTGGACGAAATTTGTCTTGGCGAGAAATGAGAATCGGTTTTTCGGCTCATCATTGTTCGGCGTGTCGCGCCCGTCAAATGCGACCACAAAGGCATCATGCCAGCGCGAACGCCATGTCTGGGTTTTCCCGTTGTCAACGAACGAATCCCATCCGCCGGGCGGCTCGCTGGCGATGCAGGCGGGGTCTGAAATGTCGGTGGGGTTAGCCGCGCCGATGCCCTTGAATCCGTCATTGCTCATCCAGTTTGAAAATCCGTCAAGGATGCTCGGCTGCATCACCGCAAGCTCGTCGTTGTAGCTTTTCAAAATGCCATCGGACTTGCCGGGGGAGTTGGGCGGCTTGACGCCCTGAAACTTTGACATGCCGACGAAGCGACCGCCGCTGACGCATGGGACGCATACAATTCCCTTGTCAATAAGGCGGGCGAACTCGCCGCCCTCATCAATATCGTCTGGAACAATCGCCATTTTTGATTCAAGCACAAATCCCGGAAGCCAGGAGAACCTTGCGCGGGTTCGGTTGAAAAGATTTTTTACGCCGTGCCCCCAGATTCTCAATTCCAGTGAACGGATGTCAGTGGATGAAATCAAGGCGAGCGATGTGTTTGGGAAAGTCCAAAAATCAATCAGCGCGTGGCAGGACATCAAGTAAGTTTTTCCGCTGTTGGCGCATCCGAGGAAAATTGACACCTTGTTCTCAACGATGGCGGTCATTCCAAGGATGAACCAACGATGCTGCTTGTCCTCCGGCCAGAGAAGTTTGTGCGCCCGAAGATAATGTTCCACGACGCCGGGTTTTCCGTAACCGCGCCGGATGGCGTCAAATTCAGTGGCAAGGGCAATATCTTCCGGTGTGTAATCAGCCATGAAATTAAAATACCACTTGCAAACCCGGCTGACAAGTGGTAAGAGAAATTCATGCGAATTCTACCTTTGACGCCCGCAGGCGAATGCGCCCTTGAAATTGGAGCATTGGCCGTGATGAACCCGCCGATGACGTATGACAAGACGCTCGGCACACCAACGGCCCAGGCCATCGTGCCCCCGTTTCAAAACCTGCCGGCGCACATTGATGAAATCACCGGCACCGGCGCGGCTTACACCTGGAACTACAAACTCGGAATCTGGAACTGACCATGAAAAAACTACTGCTCGCCATCGCGCTCGCCCTGCCCCTGAAACTGACCGCCGCGTATCCGTCGTTTGATGATGTCACCAACATCGTCAATGCCATCGGCGGAGTAATCACCTACCCACTCGCCGCGACGACGGCGACGAATCTTCAGAACAGTTACAACGTCGAGCTTTTTGGCAGCAAGCACACAGGGCACTATGTCATCGGGAACATCACAAATGGCACGAGTGATGTCTATCTTGCGGCTGGATCAGTATTGACGAATGATGCCTTGGTGGACGTGAAGTGCGGTGGTGCAACCAACAACGATTTTGTTTCTACCTTGGCCAGTTGGGTTTCAAGCAGCCATTTCATTCTGTCGGCAGCGGCGACCAATACAATCACCAGTGCGTATATCTATCTTGCCCAAGCCGATGATGCTGGAGCGATTCAAGCAGCGGTGAATTACGCAGCTACAAACGGTGGTGGGAACGTGGTCTTTCCCGGTGGAAACTACTGGTTGAGTCATTCCATCAACATCCCTGACTACACTTATCCGAATGTAAATGATGTTTATACGACGCCGACAATTTCTCTTAATGGGGTTGGGCCATCTTCAGGTGTTGGGTTTGGAAGTGACTTAACCTATTCTGGCAATTCCGCCCTGCTCGTGGACTGCGAGCCAAAGGGAACCGGAACAAACGACTCCATTCTTTCGGTCACGAACTGGACTTTCGCAAGGTTTCGAGTCGAAGCCCATAAACTTCTTTTTAGGACGCCGACGCAACCAAACATGATGGTGATTAATTTGAAAAATGCAAACTCCGCCGTGCTTGACCAAGTGATAGTGGATTCGGGATTTACGGAGTATGACCCAGCGATACCAATTCCGATGACGAATACGGTTGCAGTATTTATGCCGATGAATGGAAACAGCGGCGCTGGCCAGTCAACGGTTTCATCCTGCCTGATTATGGCCGGGTTCAACCGTGGATTGATTTACTCCGACCATGCGGATATTCAGCATCTATGTGTGTCACAGTGCAATTATGGGATTGCACCATTTAACCCGATTGACTCTTGCATAGTTGATTATGATTTTGAAGGGTGCAATTATGGCATTGACGGAAATTATGTGGCATCTTCCCCCAAACAGCCTGTGGTTATCTTTTTGGCCAGGTGCGAGAACAATGCCGGGAGTGGGTGGAGCACAAATGGAGCCGGCTTGTTCTATGACCCAAATGATTTATTAGTGGGAAAAATTGACCATTTTATAAATGTCAGTTCGCTGTCTGGCAATGTTGGCGGTCAGTATTTGTCATGGTCTGCCTTGCCAGCAGCATCGTATCAGCCGGGATACAACTACAACACGGAGACAAATCTATTCATCGCGCCCGTCTCGGCTGGTTCCGGTTTGATAGTATCTAATCAATCAGGACTTTATGCGTGGGGTGGTGGGCCTTTATACTTGGGAATCGCTGCAAACGGCAATGGAGGGATTGCCAGCTTTCATGGAGTTACGTCAATTTTTGGTGGGGTAAATCCGGCAGGAGGGTCATATTCGCTTTTAGTAGATGACACAAATGGACAAGCGGAAGTGTCTTTTTCAAGCATGGGTGGCAACGTAACTGCTCTCGGCAATATAACTGCCAACACCTTCACCGGCAACGGAGGCGGAGTGACAAACATTCTGGCGACTGCAATGCGTGCCACAAACAGCCCTTCCAATGGTTACGCCTTGCGCTACACCAACGGCACTTTCTATTGGGCACCATAACCATGACCGCCGAGAAAAGATTATACGCCCAGCTACGTTCTTTCTCAAAGGGAATCAACAGCGACCTTGACCCGATTTTAATTCCGCCTGACCAGCTTTCCTTTGCGACCAACGCGACGATGCGCGGCTGTTTCGTGACGCAGAGGCCGGCTTTCTTCAATCTGACGCTGATTGACATGACCGGGGGCGACTTTCAATCCGGACTGTTTCAGGGCGCGTGTTACTACCGGCAGGGGTCAAACGGTTCCATCATGTGCGCCGTCAATGGAAAACTGTTTCAAATCACCATCGCCGGACAGTATGCGACCGTGACGACGGTTCCAATTCCGCAATCGAACTCGGCCACCGCCGTTCGCAATGCGTTGTGGCAGGCCGAACAGTTTTTAATTTGGAGTGATGGTGTCAATCTGCCAATGTTTTGGGATGGCAGCGGGATTGGATGGAGCGGCGCGGTGGCGCGGCGATCACTCGGCCCAACACCCGTCCAGCTTGGCATTATTGGCGTGGCCGAAACAGCCCCCACTCAAAATCAATCGGTTGGCCTGACGCTGACGGCTGATTGGACGAGCGGTTCCAGAATGGTTCTTATCAACGCCGCGCTTTACAATGTGGTGGGTTGGTCAAATTCGGGCGATGATACAAACATCCAGACTCTCGGATTGCAGGCGGTTTCCGCTTTCACGAGCGGGGCGTCCATTGTCGCCGGCGCGACTGCGAGTTCCACGAACGGCTACGCCGGGTTTATTACAAGCGCCACCACGCCCAGCGTGCATCTTGGAAACACGCCAATAACCCCCGTTGCAATAACTACTTTTACCGCTGCTCTATTGTCAGACACCGGAATTATTACTGATACCGTAGTTCGGAATGGCACCACCTATTTTACTGATGGGAACATTCGATTGGTTGGCCCTGGGTTTGTTTGGTCAGCCTCCTATCCGGGGGTTTCTTACGCCTATGCCGCGCCGGGTTGCAACTTTACAATAAATGGTCATACCTGCACCTTTTCAACAGTCGCCTATGACGCAGACAACGTAGTCATTTCGTTCAAATTCACAACGGATACGCAGGCGGACATGAATGCGATTCTTGAAGCCAGCACGCTTAATTGGGTTTTCCCGACAAATTTTGCCCCCGGTTCGACTGGCAACATAGCAATCCAATACTACACGACGACCGGCGCGAACATTGGCGGGACAGTCACGCTTGTCATGTCGGAATCTTTCCAAGGAGCCGTTGGTGACATTTTATCGGTTGGTTCGGGCGGCGGCCTGACCACCTTGCAGGTCATTTCGTTTAGCGGGACAAATGTGGTTTGCGTCGTTTTGACCGGCAGTGGGAACGCCATTCCATTTCAGAGCGCCGGAATGACCTCGGCACAAGTCGTCACCAATACCACCCAGACATCGCCAGTCCTGTCAACGGTCGGGTTGTATCCCGCTTCAAGCCCTGCTGTTTATGTCAGTGTTGCCGGGGTTGTTGCGTCCATTGGGTTGCTATCCACTGGAATAACGGTTGGCGAGTTGATTTCCATTCCAACATCAGCCGGCAATGTCGTGTTTGCAGTAACCGGCGTTAGTGGCGGTGGGACTGGAACTACTCCGACAATCCTTGCCATCAATATAAACGATACGGAAGGGAAAATCATTCCCGTGGGCACTGTGGTCTATTCCATTCCCGAATTGCCTGTATGCACAGTAGGTTGTTATGGAATGGGCCGAAACTGGGTTGCCTTGCAGGACGGCGTTTCCTATGTGGCGGGCGATTTGGTCGGCTCCTCAACCGGATCGTCTCAATTCAATTTCAATGATGCTGTTTTGGCGGTTTCTCAAAATTATTTTCTGGCTGGGGGTGGCACGTTCAAAATATCCGGCTCCGGCGAAACGATTCAGGCGATGCAGTTTGTGGCGCAACTGGACGCTTCGCTCGGCCAAGGCCCGTTGCAAATCTTCACCGACGACACGGTGTTTTCAAACTTTGCACCGGCTGATATGTCAACGTGGTCAACATTGACCAGTCCGATTCAGGCCGAGGGACTGATTGGCTCCGGCGCGATTTCGCAGGATGCCGTCGTCCAGCAAAACAATGATTTGATTTTCCGGCTGGCCAACGGAGGCGTCCAGTCAATGCTAATGGCCTCCCAGAATTTCAACCAGTGGGGCAACACGCCAATCAGCAAGGAAATCTCGCGCAGCATTTCCGGCGATGATCCCACCCTTTTGCCGTGGTGCAGCATGGTTTGTTTTAACAACCGGCTGCTGATGACGTGCAAGTTTGTGGATGCCCGGCCATCAGGAGGCCGGGGCGTGTATGGTTCGGCGCTGGTGGCGTTGAACTTTGATCCGATAAGCTCGCTGGCGGGCAAGGCCCCGACAATCTGGGAAGGGGAATGGGACGGGTTGAACGTGTTGCAACTGATTCAGGGCGTGTTCAACGGAGCGCAGCAATGCTACGCCCTGTGCCTGGCCGGTGCTGGCGCAACGGCAAAGATACAGATTGTCCAGATTCAGGCGGATGGAGCGGCCACGCTCGATAACGGGACGCAGCCCGTTGCATGGAGCTTTGAGTCGCCGATGCAGTTCAAGGAGCCGGACAGCGCAGCTCGCTCGCGGATTTACAAGCGCCTCATCAATGGCGAGTTTTCCGTCAAGGACATAACGGCAAATGTTTCCTATCAGGTGTTCTATCGAAGCGACCAGAACCCGAATTGGACTCTGTGGTATGGTTCGACCATCGTTTATCAGGGTGCGTCAGACCCCGGCTACCGCCGCCGCGTCTCAATTGGGGAACCAAATCCAAAGGCTTATGACGCGACGAATAATCAGCCGTTGCGGGAAGGTTACAATTTTCAAATCAAGTTCCAATTCACCGGCTCCTGCACGCCGACTGATTTCCGTTTTGCCGCCGACATGATTGACCAGCCTGAATTTGGACAGCCAAAATGATTGACAATTCAACCAGATTGAACGATAAGAAACCATGCTAACTTTGGGACAATGTAAAACGTCAGACATCGCCAATGTTGCCAGTGTCAACGTGAACGACCCGGAATTCGCTCAAAAGATCAACTCCGCCGTTGAGATGCTGATGGATTTGGCTCCTGACGCCGGATGGTGGGGGCAGGTTGAATCCATGAATGGGCTGGTTGCCGGCGGCAAGATAACGTGGGCGTTCAAGATTGACGCGGTTCTGGGCATGAACATCAACAACCATGCGGTTGAGCTTGCGAACCAGTGGTATTCGTTCACGCCGACGATTGGCAATTTCTCCGGGCTGGTTTCATCGGACAGATTCATTGAAAACTGGCTTTGTGGAGGCCGGCGCGAAAGCGTGGTGGAATTTTCAGGCACACAACCGATGTTTGACGGCCCTTCATTGGCTGACCCGTTTTCGATTCAGGTGACGGCGGACAATCCAGCCGACTACGGAAAGGCCGTCACCATCTACGGTCGGGACACAAACGGTCAGGAAGTGTTTTCAAACCAATTTGACGGAACGGCCAATGCGATTGTGCCGCAACGCGGATGCAAACTGATTCTTGCCGCCGTCGCCCCGGTCACGCCGAATGTTTTTTCCTCGGTTACGGCGGTGACAAAGGACATCACGATTGGCGAAGTGCGGGCGTGGAAATACACCACAGCTCCCGGAAGGCTGCTGGCCATCTGGCGCGGGTCGCAGACTTCTCCGCAGTTTTTATTCAGCCGTCTTGCCAATGTTCCGAACGACCGTTATTTTCGTTTCAGCGCATTGGTAAAATTGGGATTCGAGCCGGTGTCGCATGATTCGGATATTGTCTCGCTCGGAAACCGGGCGGCGATAAAGTCAATGGTTCAGGCAAACAAACGGCGCGAGGCGGGAGACACCGAGGGCGCGGACGAGGCGGAAAAAGACGCCATCCGGCGGTTGAACATGGAGATGGAAACACGGTTTCCAGCCGACCAGATACCGATTCGGAACAGCACTTTCGGCATGGCCGAGCCAATAAGACGCAGACTATTTTAACCCAATAAAATTATGGCAACAGCATACAACGCATCGCCGGCACCAACACAAGGGAATGGAGCCTTCGGACTTGTTCCAGGCCAAATCCAGACGCCGCCCTCTTTGTGGGATCAACTCAACCAGAACGTGCCGGACTACGGCGCGCTGACGACCTCCGCGACGGGCAACATTAACTCCATGCTCAATGGGCAGGTGTCGCCATCAACGATGACGAACCTTTCAAACCAGGCGGCGGCGCGCGGCATATCGCTTGGCCAGCCGAACAGCCCGATGTCAAACGTGATTGGTCTTAACCTGCTTGGAACCACCAGTGAAGGATTGCAGCAGCAAGGATTGACGGATTACAACTCATTCACCGGCACGGCGGGCGGATTGCAGGAAAGTCCAGATACCATGGCGAACATCGCCAACATCAACTCGATAAATGCGGCTGCGCCCAACCCGTCATCGGCGGCGGCTTATTCAAAATCGCTTTTCGATGAACAGTTGGCTGCCGCGAATCCAAATCCGTATGCGGTTGGAGCAATAAATCCGGCGACCGGACAACCCATTACTCAAGGTTGGAACTATGGCCCTCCGGCCATTACATCGCCGGGGGCCGGGTCTGCGGGATCGGCGCAGTATTACATTCGATAAGGATTTTATGACTTTGGCTCCGTGGCTCGACATCAACGTAAAAGACTACCTTGCGGCAATGGAAGGCGGGGCGAATGCAGGCTATCAGCAGGGCCAGCTTAAAAACGAACAATCCAGAATTGCCGCCCAAAGCCAGGAGGCCGCCGGGCGAAACGCGGTGGAATATCAAGATGCCGTCCTGCGCCAACAAGAGCAGGCGCGACAGTTGCAGCAACAAGCACAAGAGGCTGCGGCGGCGGATTCATTGCAGCGGGACAAGTTGCAGGCGGAAACCGAACAGGCGCAACAGGCGCAACAGGCCGCAAAGGAATTGAAAGAAGCGCAGATGCAGCAGGACGCGCTCGCGCAGCAGCAGGACATGGCGTTCAAACAGGCGCAGTTGGCGCAGACAGGCGATTTGAGTCAGGAACGGGCGGACATGACCGCACAGCGCAATCAGGATTTGTCGAATTATCAATCCAGCTTGAACCAAAACCGGAGCGATTATCTGGACTGGCGGGAGCAGCAGCCGGGGAAAACCGACCCGATGGTTTTGAAACTGCAAGACGAGCTTTTCAAAGCGGATTCCAATATCAACACTTGGGCGGGACATCCTGACCAAGTTGAATCATTCACGAAACAGCGGGATGCGATACAAGCTCAACTTGACAAACTCCAAACCCCATCGGCGAACACATCGGCGGCGGATGACTTGACCCCGGCCCCCGCACCAAGCTCGCCGTTTCAATTCAGCGGTGGAGCGGATTCGCCCGCCGCCGCCGACCTTAAATCTCCCACTGGAGCCGACCCGCTGCTTCAGGACAACACGACTTCCAATCCCAAGGGCGTAAAAGTGAAGGACAAAAAGACCGGAAAGACGTTCCTGTATCGCGGAAATCCAGATGACATTCCAACCGATCAATACGACATTCTTGAATAAATGCCCTTTGATGCGACATTGCTTGAACCTGTTGATGAGAAGCCGAGCGGGTTTGACCCGGAATTGCTTGAGCCGGCTGCTGCTGATTTTCCTCCTGATGAAAACATCGCTCCGTTGTTGAATCGGGTGTTGGATTCGAGAAACCGCCCTCCCGACCTTCCGGTGCCGGGACTTGCAAAGCAAATCTGGCAGGGTTTGACCAGTCCAATAACGCCGGAAGGCGAACCGTGGTCGCCAGCGAATGAATTGAAGGAAATTGGAAACCGAATTTCAAAGCCTTTGCCGGGGATTCATCCGATACAACCCGTGGAAATAAAACACGATGATGGAATTTTATCATCGGCTGCGAAGGAGGCTTACAATCTGGCAATCGGCATACCGAATTTTATTGCCACACCATCGGGATTAGCTACTGCGGCGACTGGCGGCTCCGGTGGAACAATCGCCAAAGCGATTCCCGCCGTGTTCAGCGCACAGGCATGGCAGCAGGCCGGTGAAACCCTTTTGAACCTGATTCCGAACTGGCACAAGTTGTCCACGCCGGAAAAGACGAAGGCTATTGTTGACGTTGGCGGAAACGCCATATTTGCGGGATTGATGCAGAAAGGCGGGACACCCAAAGTCGAACCATTTGAAGAACCTCCCATTGCAGGCGCGTCTTTGAAGATGCCAGCGGGAGCGAAACCAATTTCTCAACCCGAAGTTGAGGCCACGAAAAACGCTCCGGCGGCGGCTGCTGTGACGGCACCGCCGGAGCAATCGGCCCCGGAACCGGCCCAAGCTCCTGCTCCCGCGCCTTCAGCGGCTCCGGCTGGCCCGGCGGCTTCTCCAGAACCTCTTGGTCTGAATCGGCCATCCGTTCAAAATCCAGCATTGCGCCGTCTGTCTGATGATGAGTTTGACGCTGAATTTCGAGCGGCAAAAAGCGCAGTCAATGAGGCAGAAAAAGGAATGGACGAAGGCGATGAATTGACCCCGCAGCGGAGAAAAGCCATTGGCGCAATTCAAGACCGATGGGAGGCGGCAGACTTGGAACGATTTCGCCGCAACGTGAAGGACACCGTTCCAGAGGATTTGTTTTTCAAGCTCAAAGACATGGCGAGCAACGCCGTTAAGTTTGGGCCGGAAAGCAGCCTGCATCAAAAGGCCAGAATCATCATGGACGAACTGGCGCGGCAAGGCGCAACGCCGGAACAAATGTTGGCGGGAATAAAACTTTCGTCCCCTGATGCCGCCGAAGTATTCAAGGCGGATTTAGAGGACATCAAGAAACTGGCTCAAGCCCACGGCGGAGCATCGGAAGATTTGACTCCGGCACAGAAGCTGGTCGAGGCTCGAAACAAGGCCGAGCAAAAGCGTATCGCGGACGAGTTCAAGGCGAAGCAAGGGAAGCCCGCTGCTCCGGCACAGGCGGGGGTGAAATCTCCAACGGGAATGTCGCCGGATGAATACAACGCCGATGTTGCTAAAAATCCGCGCCATGAAACTTTTGTGTTGCCGGGAAAAATCACCGGCTTGTCTGTCTCGCCGGGATTGGATGCTTCTGGTGGAAAATACGCCACACCAAAGGTCAATCCAGATACCTTCATTGTGTCGGACGGAACGGGCAGCACTCAAAAGCCATACAAGACCTACCCAATGTCGAAATGGGCGGAAGTGGTTGGAAAATTATCCACCGGCAGAGAGTCAATTTCTTGGCGCAATTACAATCGTGGAAAACCCACCCCCTCCCCCGTTGCGCCAGCGGCGAAAGAGCCTGCCGTCAAGACGGAGGGGAAGGCTGATGAAGATTATCGGATGCAACACCGTCCGAACAGCGAAGGCCCACCGGCGCATGATTTGCTTTCAACCGACCTTGCGCCAAGAGACATTTACGACCGTCCAGATTTCTACACTGGCGAACCCGGAAGCGTTGGTTACAAGGAAAGTGTTGCCGCGCTTCGCAAGATTCGGGGCAAGCCTGATGCGACCGTGACGGTTTATCGCGCCTCACCAAAGAACACGCTGAACGAAGGCGATTGGATTTCATTCTCGAAAGCATATTCAAAGCAGCACGGCATGGCTGATGACCCCTCTTCCGATGTTCCCGTTCATGCGTTCAAAGTGAAGGCCAAAGATGTCCGGTGGGCCGGTGATACGCTTGAAGAATTTGGTTATTATCCATCGAAAGAGCCTGCCGTCCAGACGGAGGGGAAGGCGGAATTATCCAACGACGATATTTACACCACGCAAGTCAAAGGGCGCGGCGAAATGTTTGCCGTTCCTTCGCCCGAAAATCTCAAGAGCGGAAAGCGTGGATTTGGAGACGGCATATTTTCAACTCGTGCCGAGGCTGAAAAGCACATCGAGGTCACGAACCGAATCAATAAGGCGAACGCGGAGAGTAGGGCGAAGGCACTTGCGGACAAGCAGGCGGCGGAATCGGCTCAAGCTGTCAAGGACGCGCCTGTAAATGAATACCTTGACGCGCTCGGTCAAAATCCAATGCAGCGAGCCAAGTTGAAAAGTGTTCTGTCGGCGGAGGCTGCTAAAAACGCATCGAGCGGGAAACAGTATCTCGGAAATCGTGCGGCAATTGTGCGCCAAATGCTCCAAGACGGCTACGAGCCGAGGACCGAGGAGGTCCAAGCCATCAAAGAGCCAACGCGCACGCAATTCAATCGGATGGACGGCAAACAGCAGGCCGATTTTGAACGCCGTAAAAAGGAAGCGGGGACGAAAACTGAATACACACTAGCCCTGCCTGACGGTTCAAACTTCGTGGTTACGAAGGCTGAACACGATTACGCGACATGGCTGAAATCGAAAGCCCAGCCCAAGCCCGCCGAGACGACGGGGAAGGCTCCAAAAATCAATGAGCCTTTCGCTCGCAAGGGTGACTATGAGTTTGGTTTGTTCACTGGGAATTTACCAGAACGCTCAGACATGGTTTCTGTTGGGATGCGTCGCGCCGGTTCGACTGGCCCATTTGAAAGCGGCGGTTACGGCAACAACGTCAGCAAGGAACGAATCATGCAGCGTTGGGCAGAGATTGAAGCACAGCGCGGCGGTGACATTGAATATCTTCACCCAAAGGCAAAAGAGATTTACGAAGCCGAAGCCGCAGACTTGGCGAAACGCACGGCAGAGAAAGAAGCCACAGAAAAGGCCAAGCGCGATGCTGACGAGAAGAAGCACAACGATTGGCGCGAGTATTCCGATGCCGTCAAAGCCGTTGAAATTCCGACTGGCAAGAAAACCACGATTTCAGTTCCCTCAAAAGAAGGTCCAGCAGTCAGCCTTACGGGAACGCGATACGGAGACTGGTTTATCAGCAAGAAAGAAGGACGTTTTGAGAATGAGCCGTATCGCATCACTCACGTTAAATCTGGCGTTGGTCTTTGCGGTTTTTCGAGTTTGTCACAGGCAAAGGATTTCGTTCGCGCCCTGATTCATGGCGACGTAAGAACCGACTGGAAAACGATTGCTGACATTCAAGGCGACAAACCCGCGTTTGAAAAATATCAGCAAATCGGCAAAGCGTGGCAAGGTGGCGGCGATGTTCCTGAATACTTCAAGGCCAAGCAGCCCGCCGAGCAGCCCAAGCCGGGGGAGATTGGTGAGGCTCAATCAATGGGAGGAGATGTCCACCGGGATTTGACCACGAATCCGAGCGCAACGCCGACCAGCATCAAAAACGCCGTGGTTGACCAAGAGCGAGCCAAACGTGGCCTGCCAGCCGCCATGCAGCCCGCTCGCCGGTCATTCGGTGCAGTCTGGGACACTGCGATGGCCAAGATTGACCAAGACCCAACCGTTACCGACAGGCTGCTTGCCTCACTGCGGGACAAGCCACGCGCTTTGACTGACGTTGAGGACGCATTGCTCCTCCACCGCCAGATTGAGCTTCAAAACGAATACGGAAAGACCACACGCGAGTTGGCGCAGGCTTACGACGACGCCAAAGAATTTCCAAACAGACTGGATGACGTTTCGGAATTGAGAAACCGCGTTGCCGGTGTGAGTGATGCCTTGCTGGACATTTACGACATCGGAAAGAAATCTGGAACGGAGACAGGACGCGGATTGAACGCCCGCAAGATGATGGCGACCGAGCGTTACGAACTGTCGCAAATGGAAGTCACTAAACGCGCAGCAAATGACGGCAAGCCTTTGACCGATCAACAGCGCAAAGAAATTCAGGATTTGCACGACCGGATTGCCAAGACGCAAAAGGCGTATGACGATTACACGGCGGCGACAAATGCGCGAATTGCCGATTTGGAAACCAAACGGGCATTGGACGAGATTTACAAAAAAGCCAATCCGCCAGTTCCGCCCCATGTCCGACTGATTGCCGACAAAATCAAAAACTATTTCGACAACCGAGCCGATGCCGCGCTGAAACGGCTGCAAGGAAAGTCGTTTGCGTTAAGCCCGGCTGTGCTGGCCGATTTGACGGACTTGGGAGCATCCCGGATTCTGGCAAGAACGATTGATTTCGGAGAGTGGTCGGCAGAAATGGTTCAACTGTTGGGAGAAACAATCAAGCCTCACCTGAAAACGGTGTGGGACGCTTCACAGAGGGCAATAGACCGACAGGCCGGAGTTTTGGGCGGCAAGGACAAGCCGGCTGTTTCCCGCGCAGTGAAGGACATGAACCCGAAGGAGAAGCAAGCCTACATCGGGAATCAAATCGGGAAGAAGATTGCTCGCGGAAAGCGGAACGAAATCACCAACGCCGTCCAACGACTCGCTAGAGCTATTGTCGAGGATGGCGTCAAGGACAGGAACGAACTAATTGACCGCGTTCATTCCATCCTGGTTGAGTTTGACCCGACGTTCACGCGGCGCGAGACAATGGACGCCATTTCCGGTTACGGTGATTTCAAGCAACTCACCAAAGACCAGATTTCCGTTGAACTGCGCGACCTAAAAGGCCAGATGCAGCAGGTGGCCAAGTTGGAGGACATGCAGGCGGGTCAACCTCCTCTGAAAACTGGCATTGAACGCCGCGCCGTCAGCGCAGAGGAAAGCAGGCTCATCAAACAGGTCAACGACGCGAAGCGAAAGTTCCAGATTCCAATCTCCGACCCATCAACCCAGTTGAGATCATCCTTGGATGAACTGAAAAAGAGGATGCAGACTCGCACGGCGGAACTTGAGCAGAAACTTTCCGATGGAGATTTTAATCCGCGTCCACATAAGCCGACAATCAAGCTGGACGCAGATGGATTGCGCTTGAAGGCGGCAAACGAGCGTGCGAAACAGGCATTTGAACACGGGTTGCAACTCGACCGTTTGAAGAACCGGACAATGCTCGAAAAGATGCAGGACACTTTCGTTCGCTGGCGGCGTGGATTCCTGCTTTCATCCCCGATCACGCTGGCAAAACTGACGGCGGCGGCGGTTCAGCGCATGACTTTTACTCCAATAGAGGAAGCCATAGGATCGGTTTATTCAAAGGTAATTCCAAAAGTCGCTGCCAAGGCTCCGCGCGAGGGAGGTTTCAATTCTAGCGCCGAAGCGAAGGCGCTGACTCAAGCCATCACCCAGGGGATGTTGGACAGTTGGCAGACTTTGAAAACCGGACAAAGCCAGCTTGACGTTCTTTTCGGGCGGGGCCGTGAGGGCTACGTCGGGGAGCAATTCGTTCTTCCGCGTTCGTTTGCTGATTTCTTTGGTCATCTTCACGGCGCATTGAAAGCCCCTGTGAAACGCGCTGAATTTGCCCGCGCGTTTGAAAAGCGGGCGCAATCTGCGATTGCCGCCGGCGTGGACGTGTCCGATCCGATGGTTCAGACTCGGTTGATGGTTGAATCCTATAAGGACGCAAATCGCTCAATCTTCCTTCAAGACAACCGGGTTGTTTCAGCTTATCGCCGAGCGATGACGGCTTTGGAACAAAAAGACAAGGCAACTGGCCGGGTTCCAGTCGGAAGCAAAATTCTTTCAACCGCAGCAAAAACGGTTTTCCCGATTGTTCGGGTTCCGACAAACATCATCGCCGAGACTTTTCAATACGCAACCGGAACGGTGACAGGATCGGCGCGTCTTGCGCTGGCAATGCGAAGGGGCGTCGAACAATTAAAACCGGAGGAGGCTGATTTAATCATGCGCGAACTGAAAAAGGGAAGCATTGGCGTTGCCGCTCTCCTTCTGGGCTATTTCAACCCCGATCTAATCGGTGGCTATTACCAGCAGGGTCAAAAGCGAGACCCAAAGGATGTCAAATATGGAAGCATGAGAATCTACGGTGAAAACATTCCAAGTTTCCTGCTTCACAATCCTTTGCTGGAAACGCTTCAAGTCGGAGCAACGGTGAGGCGAGTAGCAGATTCAAAACTTCACAAAAAGGATGAAACCGCGCAGGGCATTACGGCGGGTTTGATGGCTGGCGGTCTTGGACTCACCGAGGAAGTTCCGTTTGTGAATGACTCGCTCGAACTGACAAAGATGTTCAATCCCACTGAACGCGGAATGTTTGCTGACGAATACGCGAAATCTCTGGTAGTTCCTCAACTGTCTCAATTCATCGCCAATCAGCAGGACAAGGACGCACAAGGCAACATCATCAAGCGCGATCCGAAAACTCTTGGGCAGCACATTGAAACAGGAATCCCATATCTCCGAGAAAGAGTGCCGGCTAAAGTTGTGAAGTTGACCAACCCAACCTCTCGCCCAGACCGGCCACCGACGCCGAGGCCGTGAAATGAAAAACCCCGCCGGTTAAATCGGGGCTTGATTTCCGTTATACAATTATTCCGCCGAAACAGCCTTTGCCAATCCAGCCTCCCAACTTTCCTCACCGCCGCCGTTGTCGCCGCCACCGGGACGGCGCACGCCACCGGGAGCCGCGCCCTTCAATTCCTCGACTTGCGCCTTCAATGTGGCGATTTCGGCGTCTTTGCGGGACAACATGATTTTCAGGACGGGGAACGCGCCGACCCGCTGCCGGATATGGGCATCGCGTTTGACCTTCTTTTGGAAGAAAGCCTGACGGTCAGCCGCCTCGATCTGCGAGTCGAACACCGACAGCGCGTGTTTCCGGGCATCGTTCAACTCGGTGTCCTCCGGGTCATTCTTGTAATCGGCCACGGTTTCGGCAAGGCGGGCGTTGGTTTCCTGCCATGTTTTGCTGACGGTTTCGCGTTCCCTAGTTTGTTCGGCGATTTCCCTCGCGTTCCTGTCTTTGAACTGCGCCCGTTCATCTTCCAGAGCCGTTGCCCGCTGGGAATCCAAATCCAGCAGTTTATCGCGCAAGCCCAAGACAAAGCTGGCCGTTGGGCCAAACAAATCGTTGGCCTGCTCAATGGCTTTGCCAACGGGCAGAGAATAAAGCGCGGTGAAGTCTGCCCAAGTCGCCGGTCGTGATTCCCGCGTGACAGTGCCAACGTCATCGGTTTTCTGAACAACGGTCAATTCCGTGATTTGCTTCTTGGCGCGCTCGGCGGCAGATTTGAAAGGCTTGTCCCACTTCTCCTTGAACTCCGGGCTTGCCTCCTGTTTGGCGGCGCGGAGATCAGCAAGGGCGGCGTCGCGCTCCTTCTCAATAGCCGTCAAGCGGGTTGTCAACGCCGTTGTGTCCTTGCCTTGCGCCTCGAACGACTTGATTTTGTCCTCAAGCGATTTGATTTTGCCGGGATAGGTCTGGTTTTCGGCGCGCAACTGCTTCACGCGCTCGCGCAGTTCCTTGGGGGCCAGCTTGTCGGTGTCGTCTGGGGCGGCAACGGCTGGTTTAACGTCCGGCTTCGCTCCGGGCGCGGCAGCGGGCTTCTTGGGAGCCTCGAAGGGGTCGTCGGATGGCTCTGGCGTCGGCGCGGGTGCGGGGGATGGCGACGGGGCAGGCGTCGGCGATGGCGGCGCGGGCGCGGCTGGTTTAGGTGATGGCGATGGAGCGTTCGGGGCTGGCGCGATGCCAGCCGGCGAATCAGGGAAGTATAGGATGCGTTTCATTTTTTGTCTTTCTTTTCAGTTTGGCCGATGGTTTTGCGTTTGGATTCGAGATTGTGTTGCAAGCCGGGTTGCGGGAAATCAATCGGCGCGGCGTCTGGGTTGGCTATCGTTGTCATGGACGCGATGAATTTATTTATTCCATCGGCCTGTTCAGGAGTCGGCGTGCCGTCAAAGGTTGACGATTTGAGAATCATCACCATTCGGTCGAACCGCACGTCGCCAACGATGCCATTCCACCACGCGCAGAGTTCCTTGTCCGCAATCAGAAGTTCTTTTGATGTCATAGCCATAAGTTTATAGTTGGATGATGGATGACGGAATTGGCCGATCCAAGCTGGCCACCAGTGTTGGAGGTTCATGCGTTCTGGTGACGTGCGTGTATTTAACATTTTTCAGCAATGGTGCGATGTGTTCTTCATTGTCCTGCCAATAGTCGTGGACAATCACAAAATCGCTGGTCTTGATTAACGCCAAGAAATCTTTGGCGCGCCTTGCGCCGCCGGGTGAATTGTCAATGAATGCCACTCCCCAACGCTGTCCAAACTTGGGCAAATTATCCAACATCTCATCATAACCGAGTCCCCAAAATGAATGCCCATCTGTTTTTAATTTTTCAAACTTCGACAGCCATTCCTTATTTTGTTCGACTGAAAGAAGATAGCGATTCGACGCGCCACAAATTGCATGAAGTGTTGGTGTTGAAAAGTGGCCAACTCCCAATTCAAGCACACACCCGGAGGTTGATGCCACGCACGCCATTAGGGCGGGCATAAACGATGACCAAGCAAGTTGTTCTTTTTCGTTCATTTTGTTAGTATTTCTTCCGCATACTGCGCCGGAGTTATTGTTCGTTTCACGCCTTCAATCCAGATGTATTGCTCTTTGTCCGGTGGCGAATGCGACCAAAACTGGACGACTGGCCACGGACTCTTATCGGGATTGGCTTGGCGTGAGCAATCCGAAAGTGAATAGGTATCCGCAAAGCAGGTTGCCGCAACCGCGCCGAGCGTTGGATGCTCGGCAAAGGTTTGGGGATATGCGTTCTTGCAACTTCTGACGTATTCATTGAAGGATACCTTGTGCTTTTCCTCAATCAGTTGTCGAGTCTTTTTGTAAGTGTCCGGCGCATAGACCTCCGGGTGTCCGCGCATAAATTCATCGGCGACATTGAACGGTAACGCATTTTCGGCGGCAATCTTCCAATTCCAGATGCCGGGATGCCGCTTGGCCAGAGATTCAAACGGCTCATATCGCAACAGCGGTTTTCCATCCTTGAAGAATGTCTCCGGCGTGACTGGCGCAGTGAAAATGCAGTCCGCGTCCCAATGAGCAATGTAGTCGGCATTGGGACACCATTCGTCGGCGCGGCAGACTTGAGCCATGTGCCAGAGCATTCCCTTGTCTTTCCATTCGTAGCCATGTTTTACAGTTACGCCTTCCATTGCCGTCTGTTTAAGCAGCAGTCGAAGTGCGGGAACATCCTTTGTCGGCACAAGAATCGTCACGCCACAAAAGCCAGTGGCGAACTTTTTGATTGAGCGAAGGCAGTATTCGAGATACGGAAAATCCTTTGCGTAGGTGACGATGAACAGGGAAACCTTTGGTTTTGAGGTTTTGAAATCCCAGTTCCCCATAAGTTCTTTGGAACCAAAAGAGCCGAATCGAATTTCGTTTGTCTTTTCCGGCCCCGGCCAATCACTTTTAATCTGATGCACCCCAACAATCTTCCCGTCAGTCAGCCATTGCTTCCGTTCCTCCTCGGAACACAGGAGGTTGCCATAGCCGGAATAAATGGATTCGAGGCTGACGACCTTTTCGTAGGCGGATTCTTTGAAATCGTTCCACAACCGCAACCCGATCTCGTAGTCCCAAGTTCTCGCACTCTTGGCAAGCTCGATGTATTGCTGCGGTGTTCCCAGAACTTCCGGGAATGTTTTCAGAAGCCAGTCCATGCGATAGATGGCAAGCGCGCCATTTGGGAACACCGATGATGGCCGCTGTTCCGCAAGATGGCTTGTGCCGCAAACGGCTAAAGGCACCAATCGTTTCCCGCTTGAACTGGAAATCAGAGACTCAAAACTCTCCGCCGCCTTGCGGTTGAACGAACTTGGATTGAAAACAACCATCGTTCCGCCCGCAATCGCATCGGGATTCTTTGAAAGAAACTCCTGCCAGATGATGTCATCCCATCCAGCCACATTTACGCGCGCATCATGTTCCAAAATCATTACATGGGTGAACCTCTTGTTTGCCGCAATCCGCAGTCCCGCGAAGAACACCAGATTGTTGACCGCCATCCGGTTTTTCTCGCTTCTGGCAACCTCGACCGTTCCATTCAGCTTATACACCATCGGCCATTCCTTTGAGTAGTTGTAGTCGCTATAAACGATCAACTCATGCTTCGGCGGAAAGTTCCTGATGTTGGCAAAGAAAGAACCCGCCCGGTTTAAGTTGGGAGATGCCAGGTAACAGATTATGCCGAGCTTTTCGTTCATCAGTTGCTCGCCGGGGCGACCGGCTTGGGTTGAAACATTCTTCCAGCCGTTCCACACGGCGCATTCGGCGTGCGGACATCGCTGCATGGAAGGTAGAACTTCTCGCCGAGAACCAAATCCGTCATCTGGAACGCTCGGCAGCGCGGCAACCGGCCATCGCCGTTGTCCACGTCGGTTACGTCAATGAAGTTGGAGCAGTTGCAGCAAAACGGTGGCGGTGATTTGGGCGGGTTCATAAATTATTCAGGGGTTGAGGGGTTTCATTTTGTTTTTTGTGGAACAATTTTTCGGGACTCCACCGCCTGCGAAAATAACTTTTGGCACCAGCGCCAAAACCAACGCTCGCCGGACTTGGCAAACTCAATTTTTGCGTCCTGATATTGCGCCGCCGTTAAGCGGAATTTGAGCCATTTTGTTCTTTCAATCGCCATCAGGAACGATTGTGCCATAAAGAACCAGATTCGTCAATGGGAAAGTTGACATTATTTGAAATCTCCATTATTGCTTCACCAACAAATCAAGCCGCGTGGTTAGCGGCAGGAGTCAGTCGGTCGCCGTTCGACTCCCGGCAATCGGATGCGGTAAAGCCCGCGAGTCCGGCACTTCCCGGACGAGAAACCATCACCTCAAACTAAAACAAACAAAACCCGCGCCTTTGTGCGCACAAACGAAAGAAAGTTTTATGCCGTTATCCGCCAGCCAATGCCAACAGTTCCATGATTATTTGGGCCGTCGCCCTTACGAATGGGACAAAAAAATCTCGGAAGACCGCTATCCGCAGGAGTTCATCTACGCCGGTCTTTACTCGACAAAGAAATGGGACAGCTTCACCGACACCCAGCATCTGTGGGAGCAGGTGCATGTTGCCCGCGCCAATGATCCCGGCATGTGGGCGCAGTTCTTTGCCGACCCCTGTTTGGGTGCGCCCTGCCAGACAAACATTCGCTACATCGGGCATGGCGTGACGCAGAAGAAATTCGGCCATTACCGGCAGGAATATCGCACGTCGGTTTTCTGTCTTGACCAGTTGAACACGATTCAGGAAGCACCGCGCAAGCTGGATGCCATCGTCAAGGGCTACAAAAACATTCCCGAAGAAGTTGCGGGCGGTTTCATCCGCCAGTTGTCTTTGGTCAACGCGGGCACAACTGCCGAAGGCGGCGGCTTGTGGCTGACGGGCGTTCAGGATGCCTCTGGAAATCCGGTGGCAATTGACATGGACACGGCCATGCTCGCCGTCAGTGCGGGCGGCGCGGCTGGCACAACGAACGGACTTTTCATCAACCTCAATGCGCTTGGCGGTTTAACCGCACTGGCGTCGGCTGGATACATTACCGCCGCGACCACGGCGGGCCTGTCTGCCAAGATGGGTCAGATGACGATGGAATACCTGGCCAACCAGCAGGAGGATTTGGCCATTGCCGGGTATCACAATCAAAAGATGGCTGTGAATGGCAAGTTTGAAATCACGATGGACGGCACGACCAGCCGGTTGCTGACCGCCGCGAATCCTGCGCTGACCTCGCTTTACAAAGCGTCGGACTTCACCAAGGCCGGAGCGTTCTACGGCTTGGGTGTTGCTGCGGGCTGCGGCGACTGGCTGTTCAAGCGCGACAACATGCAAATGCGCTTCCGTTTCCGTTCGGATTTGGACGGGAAGAATCTGGCCGGCGGTGCCTTGACCGGCGCTGTATGGGTTGAGCAGATTCAGCCGTTCCAAAATGTGGCCGCGACGTTTGGCATCAAGCCGCTGCCGAATCCCGAATGGAAGGCGGCCCCCATCCGCATGTATCACTGCTACAACCGCGATGCCCGCGAGGTTTATGTGGGCGACATCACCAGCGTCAATTCCGAGATGAAGTTCGGGCTGGCGCGGTCGTTCATGGGCAAATGGTCGTGGAAACATCCCGATCTGTTCAATGCCACCGACCCCGGCACCGGCACGGTCTGCCAGTATGACAATGTGAAGCAGAACATGGGCTTCTTCTTGGGCGAATACGACCTGGGCTGCAAAACCCTGTATCCGAACATCGAACGCTGGTTCATGGCGCTTGGTGAGGCCACGCCTTACACCCGCCGACCGAACACGGTTACGCCGGTTCTATTGCCGGCTGCTGGCGACTATCAGGACTTGGTTGCATACAATCAGCACTGCGCTGACAACCCGCAGATTTGGAGTCCGTATGATGTGAGCGAGAACCCGGATGGCACTCCAAACGGGACTTGGAACTCTTACGGTTACGCCTAATCGCAATTCAAATTAGGACGGCTTGGCGGGAAACTGCCAAGCCGTCATTAAAAAAAACAAAACCAATGAAAAAAATCCTTTTGGATATGGCTGGGGCTGACGGCGGTGGTGGGGCCATGGCCAGCCCGCCAGCGCCCGCTGGCGATGATGCTGCCAAAACCGTTGTCGTTTCATCCGACCTTTTGCCGGACGCGAAGCCGGGCGACACCTACACCGTCAAGTCAGTTGCCGATGGGAATGTCACCTTGGAATGCGCGCCGTCGGAAGGCGGTGGAGACGAATGGGGTGATGGGCTTGTAAAGGCCGCGTCCGCAACCGATGAAGGAGCGATGTAATATGCCAAAAAATCTTTCACCACTACCTCAAATCACGCCACCGCCAACGCTGTCCAGCAATGACGCGCTATTGACGGACATTTCCGCCTTCAAGGGGCTGAATCCACGCGAAGCACTCGCCGCCCGCGTTTATTTCAGGATGAAGGAACTGGCCAATGACGCAAGTGCGCCGCTGACCAATTACGATCCATCCGTTCCCGGAAACATCACCGCCCTGTTCCAAGACTCCAAAACAGTGTTTGGCAGCATTCCGGTCGGCGATTTGCCATACGCATCTCTGGCGATTGATTGGGCCAACTCCAAGGCCGTTTATGGCGCATTGCCATCCGAGGTTGATGCCATCCGTGCATTGCTTGGCAATCTTGTGACCAGAACGGACGATGAACTTCAACGCGCCGCGATGTATCTGCGCCTCGAAATCGGCGAGTAAAACCACAACATTAACAAAATCTCATGCCGCCCGGCCCGCACTTGCTGGCGGGCGGCTTTTTATATGAAAAAATATATTCTTTTTATCCTGATGCTGCCGGCGATGCTGTTTGGCCAAACCGCGCAGATTGAACTTAACAGTGCGATTTCCGGCGGCTACGGCGCGTTGTCATTTGGCGATTTGCAGGCAATCTACGGTTATGCCCTGATGTCCCCGGTTGGAATTGGTAGTGCCAGCGCAGCTTTGAGCAATGCGATTGCTCAAGGTTACGGCACGCTTAGCCCCGGTGATTTAGCCATTGTAATGACTTACGGGGCGGCAACTGGCGTAGGCGGCAGTGCCACCAATGCCCTCCATGTTGGCTCAAGTGGAAGTGTATATGATGGTGACTTGTTGACTAATCTTAATGGCACCTTTACTGGTGCTGCATATCTCAACAACAGCAGCACGCTTCCGTCAATTGGGCTGCTGCCGAACTACTTCGTCCCTTTCGTTCTTGGAACTCCTGGCGGTTCTTTTCTTAATTCTGTTCAAGGCGCAATTGGTATTACGAACGGAAACACATTGGTTGCTCCATACTTTCAAGGTGACGGCTCGAAGTTGACCGGCATCAGCGGCGGCTCCGGGGGAGGCACGAACTTTGCGAGCATCACCGTGACGAACAATGTGAACGCCGGGACTTTTTCAGGCAACGGTTTTAACGTAACCAATCTGAATCCAAACTCGCTTGTTCCACCGTTGAACACGACCTTCTCTATTACGAACACCAGTCCTCTGGCAACATGGACGAACACCAGTGGCAGCCATGGGACGATGGATTACTCGACTGGCAACGCCACGAATTCCGGCACTTACACGGCGAGTGGATTTATCGGCAATGGCGGCGGGCTGACGAACACGCCGCTTGCTCTGGGAACAATTGCAACCGGCAGCAACGGTGCATCGGCAGTATGGATGGTTGGTTTGGATGCCGCTGGAAAAGCAACTACAAACGCCGTTCCATCCGGCGACGGCTCCGGGGGAGGCGGAAGCGTTACGAACCAGCTTGGTTCATTCTCGCCAGTGGACAATATTTTTTCTGTCAAACAATTCGGCGCGTATGGCGACGGAGTAGTTTTGACGAATGTATTTGTCGCCGCTGGTTCATCGAATCTGTTCTGCCCGACTTCGCCGTTCAGCACCAATGACGTGGGCTTGGTTTTGGAGGTCTGGAAAGTCGGCACGACCAACGTGGATTTTGTTCCAACCAATATCACGACGACGATTGCCGCGTTCATAAATCCCTCAAACGTGCAAATGGGCATGGCAGCGGTAGTCAGTAACGGAATGCCGTGGGAACCCGGAACGATTGCACTCAAAGGCCACGATGACACGTCGGCCTTTCAAGCACTTTACAACTATCTCGTGCTGACCAACACGCAAATCGGTTCGAGCGGGTATGTGCCTTACGGCAACTATATCATCAACGGCGGTTTCACAAACGTCTTGAGCGGTGAGCCATTGGCGACGGCGCAGATTGTCATTCCAGTTTCGCCGAACCGTTTATTTTTAAATAGGTCAATTCTGCTTTATGGCGCAACGCCGCCTGCCATGTCAGCGGACACAGCCACTTTCTACGCGCCATTCCAAGGTGGCACTGTCATTTGGTCAACGCGCGACGGAACTGGCGCTGGACTGTTGTCGCAGGGTGGCACCAATGGATGCGCTATAATTGCCACGTCTGACGCGGCTGGTGGCGCAACGACACCTTTCAATGCAATCACTCCTATTTTCCGTAATTTAACTTTTGTCGCCAAACCCGACCCGAAGTTGGTTGCGTTAAATATGCTTTGGGCTGCGAATCTGGAAGCAGACCATTTAGTTTTTAACACCGGCATCGCTCCCGGCGGAATTACCAACAACCCTTCCGATACGGATACTGGAAGCTGTGCAATCATCACGCCGGCACTCTACAACGGTGGAGACATTAAACTCACTTCGATTGATGTCAGCGGGTTTCGGTTTGGCTATGCGACGGGCGAACATACCTGCGGCGACAATCTGGGGGCTTATTCATGCGATATTGGTTTTGTTTTTTTAGTCGGAAGTGCGCCGGAACAATTCACGCAACTTCGTTCAGAGCATAATCGCGTTCCGTTTTTGAATCAGGCCAATGGAACAGCCGGACCATTTGCCGCCGTCGTCAATGTTCAGACCTCCTATATTGAAGCCATTGCAACTGGCTGGAATGTAGAGGCAGTTACCTTTTTTGACCAAGGCATAAATTCGGCAACACATTTGCACGGGCAAATTGGCTACGTTCATGGCGCGGTTGGAACCGGCCCAGACCACAACTTCACATCCTACGCTTCCGGCGGTTCATGCAACTGGCAAACCAATGATTTAGCAAAATGACCGACACAAACGGCACCATGAAAAATCTTTTCTGGAAAAAGATTCTCGCCATCTTGTTGAACTGGCTTGCGCCTGAAGGCTATCAGGACAAACTCGGATTACATTTCGGGAAACTGCCCATCATATTGCTGTTCTGCGCGGTGGCCTTCGCCAGTCTGGCGCAATCGGTGATACTTGGTTGGAATCCGTCCATCTCAACGAACGTGGTGGACTACCACATTCATTACGGGACGAACAGCGGCAGTTATAACTTCACCTTTGACGCTGGCAACGCGACGAATTGCTTGGTTAGCAACCTTGTCGTCGGCGTGCATTATTACATGGCTGCCACGGCTTTGAATGCGGCTGGCAGCGAAAGTCCGTTCTCGAATGAAATAGTTTGGCCGGACATATCCGGCAGTCCCGGAGGATCGCCGTGGTTCTGGTGAAACAAACATGGACGAAGGGAAACAATATGAGCTTGGACAATGATATGGCCGCAGTAAAGCAGCAGTTGCTCGACCACGAGCGAAGGATGGATGAATCCCACGCCGACCGGGTTGCCTTGCATGAAACCTTGAACGCCGTCAACGCCAACCTTGTCCACTTGAACACCGTCCTTGAGCAGATGGAGAAGAAGATGTGCCAGGCTCCGAACACCTGCATGGCCTTGTCGGAAAGATTCAGCAGCGTTGAGAAGAAAGTAGAGCGCATCAAGGGCGCGGCGTGGATCATTGGAATCTTGTGGATTGTGCTGATGGGGAGCGACGGAATGCTCGCGCTGCTTAAACATTTTGGGAACGGAAATTAAAATGAACAAATCAAACTGGCAAAAGGTCTGGGAGATTCGCGTGTCGGTCGCGTGGTTCGTCCTGTTCAGCATCAACTCGCTCGGCACCTGCATCCTTGCCGCCAGCGCGGGCAGTGTTTGGGGAAACCTCGGCTGGCAGGAAAAGTTCACCGTTGCCGTTGCCGTGGTGGTCAACTGGACTGGCACGATCATGGCCTACTTGAAGCAGGCGGCGAAGAAGATTGAGGCCGGGCAAAATCCGATTGACGACAACACGCAGCAGTTCACCAATCCGCCAGCAGCCAAGCCGGCGCCATCGCAAAATGCTTGAAATCGCGCCGGAAGCCTGCTACATTGCAGCCATGAGCAACCACAAAATCACCATCCTTTGCATCGTCATTCCTGTCCTGTGCGTCGTAACGAGCATTGTCCTGTTCTTTTTCGAGCAGGCCGCACAGGAGAAGGAAATGTTCGACCGTGAGAAAAAGCCATGAATCCAACCAACTGCCAACTGCCTCCGGGCGAGAAAACAAGCACGGTCTTCGTCACGCGCCAGCCTGACGAGCGCGTGGTGTTCTCGGACAAACCGCCGGTTGAAACATGGCAGCCACTGCCGGACACCGAGAAAATATACGAAAGGCAGATTGCCGACATGGACAAGTGGATCGGCGAAGTCATCGGCAACGGCAACCATACCGAAGCCGACAAGGTTCAAATTCTAGCCGCGCAGTTAATGACATGGGCTGGCTGCTACGTCCACGGCGCGAACTACCAAGCATTGCTTTACCGGCTGAACTCACGCCCCTCACGCCCGCATTAGAACCTGCTGTCAAATATATTTCAAAATCAATCCCAGCGCCTTCGCCGCGTGTCGCACAGATTTCAAATCCGTGAAATGCGTCTCGCCCGTGGCCTTCACCCGCACGCCAAATTCCAGCGGATAATAGAGAACCATAACAGGCTCGCGCTCCAATAACCCGGCTTCAATGCGTTCCTGCCGGATTTCCGCCTTGCGTTTCCGCCAGTTGGCCATCTTCTTAAGCATCCGTTGACGCTTATCACTCCAACGGTTTCTGCGTCTTAACGGAGTATGCTCGTGTATGCGCTGCATCATATTCTATTGTTAGCCCGCTGCGCGATTGCCAGTAGCACGTCACGGAAGTCGGGCGGGGTTGCGTTTGCGACGCGGTGGCCGGTTGAGTCTCGCCACTTGTCCATGC